CTTATGAGAATGTTACTACCTTTAATCTAGAGATATATTGCTTTGATATCATACAGATGGATAGAGCTAACATCACAACTATTCTAAGTGATACTCAGCAGATACTCCAGGATCTATATTTAGAGTTTACATTTAGTGATGACTATGACTTTGATATAGATGGACAGCCTACATTCATACCATTAAATAATGACTTGCTAGACTATGCTGCAGGATGGCAGATGAATATCTCAGTAGTGATTAAGTCATGGACAAATTGCCAAATTCCTGAACAATTTTCTTAATTGATATAATATAGTTATGGCATATAAGAATACAGGTGAGTTTAATGTAAAGTATCCTACTCGTAGGAGAATGGCTAACATCTTAAAGAGAATCTTAAGAAATGATATTGTACAAAACAATGGCACACTAGTAGAGTCTATTAGAATCAATGCTAAAGTAACAGGATTCGGTAGCTTAGAGATAGAGATAGTAGCTATGTATTACTTTATCTTTTTAAATAACGGTGCTTTCTTATGGAATGGTGGAGTAATTACTCCTAGAGATTATGTTAATACCTTTACTAGAGAACTAGCAGCTGCAGGTATTACTAATGAAATTTATAGTCAATATGTAGAATGGATATCTCAGAACTATCCTATCTTAGAAGTAGCTGAAATATTAGAAAGTGATCAGAGATTGACATATACATTCTATGCACTAGATCCTCCTGCAGGATTTACTCCTAATTATCCTTTAACTGTTTAAAGTCTTTTTCATTCCTAAGATATTAAAGACTAAGACTGCTGACATATCTAGGATGTCATTGAACTTGCTCAAGTCATCATTGCATAGAGCCATGATAGTAGATTCCCATGCAAACTTTTGTTTCTCCTGTTCTCTCTTCTGCTCCTTAATTTCTTCGGCATCATCAAGCACCTCATCATCAGCTACTACATCTACTAATAGATTAGTATAGGTATTGGTAAAGTTCTCCCTAAATTTAAGATACTCAGGTATCAATCCATAAACATCAGTAATTGGGTAATCTAAAAACCAATCTAATCTATCTGATGGGCTGTAATTGTATGGCTCACTAATATCATCACCATAAACATTCTTAGATGTTCTCCGGTACAGCAAGGCTAAGATGTGGCAGAAGTGGTCTAGGTAGTTATTAGAGAAGTAATGCTCTAGGTCTATAAATTCTCCTAGACTAATCTTAGTAAATGGCTTAAGCACATACTTATCTAGCTTATTCTTATACCTCTTAGATGGCTCTGAATTAATCCATTTAATCTGCTCAGTTAATACTGTTAGCTCATCAATATCTAGGTCCTCAAATTCAGAGATATCGCTATCTGTTAAAGCAGAAAGTACATCAATCTGATAGTTGAACATTCCATCTTCACTACTCAGTCTCCTGATCTCCAGGAACTGCTCCACTGATATCTGATTCCAATTCTTTGGGAGCTTGAGATTCTGCATGGTTAGTTATTTTATAAGTTACAAAGGTAAGGTAAGGGATAGATATATCTGCTTTGAGTTTGCTGAATAGTTTAGCTTTGTGTTTCAAGTGTGCAGGATCATAATGCTCAGTATTGGATAGGTCAGTTCGTTTGAACATTAGAGCCATAATATCTGAGATATATTCTTTATTATCTTTCTTTACAATCTTTTCAACAATCCTACTATCTTTAACTGAGAGTTTCATTTCTGCTCTATAAGTGTACCCCTCTATCTCTATCTCTTCAACAGGATCTTTCTTATCATAGTTATTATTATTGAACTCTTTAACATTAGCTAAGAACAGGTCAAAATCTACATCCATCTCCTCCTCAGTTACACCTAGATACTCAAAGACTTTACAATGCTTCTCTAATGTATCATACTCATCACTGTTATGGATAGCAGATATCTTTTGGAACTGCTCTAATGTTAGCTCATCCATCTTAGATGGGATCTCTTTACCGAAAATGTTTATCATAATTTCTAATTTTTGAACAAATATAAAAAAAATATAATATAGTTATGACTAAAGATATTCCAATCTATAAAATTACTATAGATCCTGAGTACTCAGATGGTGAAGAGTTAGGGATTGAGCAGATAGCTTTTACCTCAACTCCTGCCATTATTACCAAAGGGCTAGCATTTGATGAACACAAAAAATTGTTTTTCTCAGATGACCTGAAGTATAGAGTAGTAGCACCTGCCATGATTCCAATGGAGATATACAGGAATGATGAGAATGATGAGGAGTACTATGTACAATTTACAGCTGAGACTATTGAGCAGATTCATTCTAAATTCATGCAAGACCTATCTAATAGGAATGTCTTTAACCTAGAGCATGATACTGATAAGACTGTACCTGCTTATGTACTTGAGGCATGGATAGTAGAAGATCCTAAGAAAGACAAAGCCTACTCTAGCTATGGTATTGAAGTACCTAAAGGCACATTAATGGTAACAGCTCAGGTAACTGATAAAGATTACTATAATGAGCTAGTAAAGAATGAGCAGATAGGATTCTCTATTGAGGGATTTCTAGGCTTAAAACTAAGTAATCAATTAAATAATAAATATAGTATGAAGTTACCTGATGGAGAACATCTAATCGAGGGTAAGATCTACATCGTTGTTGATGGAGAAGTTACTGAGATAAAAGATGCACCTGTTGTTGAAGAAGAAGCAATGACAGAAGAGATTGCACTAGAGACAGTAGTAGAAGAGGAAGTAGTTACAGAGACACCTGCCACAGAAGAGATGGCTATAGATCCTGCTGCTGATGCTGAAGCTATTTTGGCTATAGTACAACCTGTAATTGATGAGCAAATCAATGCAATCATTGCAATGATAGCTGATTTAAGAAATCATATGGAGGAAGTAATGTCTGAAGGTGAGGAAGTAGTGGAAGTAGAAGCTACTAAGTTATCACAGCATGATAAATTCTGCATGGTAAGTAAATTTTTAAACAATAACTAATAAATAAAAACAAAAAAAATGAGTAGAAAATTAAAATTTGACTTGGACATTGATGCATCTGCATTATTACAAGCTAACAGTGAGGCATTTTATAGCCGAGCTTATTTGAATGAGGAAGTAGTAGACAACTATCGTACACTACCAGGAGTAAAGTATAAGACTAAAATCTCAAATGTAGTATTTGGTCAAGTTTTACAAGCTGAGAACTGTGGATGGAACTCTTCAACTGATGAACTTGCATCTGTAGAGATTGATGTTTGTGGATTGTCTGCAATGGCTGAGATTTGCCAATTCCAATTAGAGCAGTCTTTTGTATCTTTACAAATGACTAAAGGATCAAACGGAGATTTCTCTGTAGCATCTTTCATGGATTATTATTGGAACGAGATGTCTAAGACAATCGCTGAGAACATTGAGAAATTACGATGGTCAGGTGATACTGAATCAGAGACTGCTGCTTTAGCTTTATGTGATGGATATAAAAAGTCTTTAGAAGCTGATTCAGCTAATGTAATTGAAATAGGATCTCCTGTAGCTATCACACCATCTAATGTACTTGCTAAATTGGCTTTAGTTTATGCTGCAATTCCTGCTGCTGTAATTGCTAATCAAGAGGAGTTAAGATTATATGTATCTTCACCTGTAGCTACTGCTTATCGTGCTGCTGTTGCTGCATCTAATACACAAGCTAACTTAACACAAGCTCTAGACTTTACTTACTTAGGAATTAAGATGGTACTTTGTCCTGGAATGCTTGGTCTATCTACAATCGTAGCTTCACCTCGTTCTAATTTCATTTATGCATTTGATGCTGAAGGTGATGGTAAAGCATTACGAGCTATCAATTTAGCTGATACTGTAGCTGAGCCTGTAATCAGAACTCGTGCAAATATGAAAGTAGGATTTACTCATGTTAATGGTAACGAAATTGTATTCTACAATTCAGCATCTTAATTAACTAATTTATAAATCTAAGGGAGTGAAAGCTCCCTTTACTTAAAACATACAAGATGAGCTGTGAAGCATTACAAACAATAACTAAATCCTGTGATAATAACTCAGGAGGTATTAAATTTATATGGTTAAATGAGCAAGTAAATGTTACTGCTGCTACTCCTACAGGATGGGAAGTAACTACTCTAACATCTAGCCCAATTTATACAGCATTTGAAATCAATAGAAATACAGGTAGTTTCACAGAAGAGACTGCAGTAGATCTAATCAATGGCTCTACATTTGTTACTCAGACTATTACTCTTATGTTCTCAAGAAGAGATAAGGATAAGTCAGAGGCTATCAATGTACTTGGAGCAGGTCAGCAGTTTTTATCTGCTATCGTTCAAGATGCTAATGATAAGTATTGGTACTTTGAAGATCTACAATTATCTGCAGTAGGTGAGGGATCAGGTACAGCTCGTGCTGATGGTTCTAAATATTCCGTTACATTAATTGCGGAGTCAGACCACTTGGCTTGGGAGATAAATTCTAGTCAAATTGCTGCTAATACATAAGATTTAACACCCTAATAATTAAAGCTCTGCATATTGTAGAGCTTTTTTTTTAAACATTTTTTGACCTTAGTATAATATAGTTATATGATATACATTAAAAAAGATGAGGTCAATCAAATAATCCTTACCCTAACAGAGGTAAGTAATATACCTAATCCTTATTATTTATTTGTTTTTCAGAATGAAATGGACAAGCTGTCTGCACCTATTACATTCTACACTGCTGATAGCTCAGCTTATCCTGAAAGATTCAATCAGTTTCTATTGGATGAGCCTGTAGATTTGGAACTAGTAAAAGGACAGTATACATATCAAATCTATGAGTCATATACCACACCTCCAACTATTGCTAACTCTACAGGAGTTGTGATTGAAGAGGGCAGGATGGTAGTATCAGGCCCAATAGTCTCATCAATTTACGAATAATTATGGCATTAAAAGATTTTTTTAAAACAGTAAAGCATGAAATAGTAGAGGGTTATCAGTCATTCTCTACTCCATTCCTTAAGGTTGGAGGTGCAAATTTAACTTTGCCCTATGTAAATGGTAGGAATCAGACTAATGGATATATACCATTTGGGCAGGACAATTTATTTCCTGAGCTACTCAATCAGATATTCTATTCTAGTCCATTACATGGCTCTATTGTAGGGTATAAAGTGAATGCAGCTGTAGGAGGTGGATTTAATATAGTAGCAGATAGACTAACTCCACAGGATAAGCTAGAGCTATATACATTAGAGAGAAAATTAAACATAAAAAAAGTAGTACCTGCTGTAACTCAGCAACTGATACTGCACAATAGAGTTTATTTTAAGCTGTGCTTTGATGACAAAATGAAGCTCACAAAGATTGTCAATCTATCCCCTGAAAAACTTAGAGTAAACTTAGACCGTAAGAGATATTATATCTGTGATGATTGGTCATCTAGGATTGGAGTACAGGAGATAAGGAGATATACTCCTACCTGTAGAGATTATGAGCAACTATTTGTATATGAAGTAGAATGTATTGGGCAGGATTTCTATCCATTACCTCAGTACACCTCAGCTCTAAACTTTGCTTTCTTATCAGGTGAACTTAGCTACTTTGCTAAAAGCAATATCCAAAATTCAGTATTCCCTAGCTTTGCTATGATGTTCCCTAAGAGGCCTCAAAGTGAGGAGGAGAAGAACATGATAAGAAATACTATTGATAGATTGAAAGGTGCTGCTAATGCAGGTAAAGCTGTGGCTTTCTTTGCTAACTCAGCAGACCAACTGCCTAAGATAGAGTCACTACCTACTAATGGTAATGATAGTCTATTTCAAGAGGCATCACAACTAAACACTGAGCAGATTTGTTTCTCTCACACCATTGATCCTATACTTATGGGAATCCGTACTACAGGATCACTAGGTAATGGCTCAGATATTAAGCAGGCTTACATCATATTTGAGAAAAATGTA